CACTAAAAGACTTTGCTGCCGAGGTATACACTAATCCCGATTTCAGAGCCACACTAGCTGCGCATAAGCCCACTGGGTCTAAGTTAACTGCGTGGCAACGGTTTACTAATGCTATTAAACGCCTATTTGGTATGCCCACCACTGAAGTTGAGACCGTAGCAGACGCAGCGTTAGACTTCGTGAACTTAATCGTTGCAGAGTCCATATCAACCCGTGATGCTACAGTAGTAGAACAAAAACTGTCCGATGGTGACGCACTTCGCGCGGCCTACGAAATGATGGGCGGCGGTACGGCGCTTGCTAAACGTAAAACGCTGAAAGATTCCAAAGATTGGATACTGGGTAACGCACAAGAGCTAGGTGCTAAGTCCCGTGTGACCATGATTAACGCTATGACTTTGGACAACATAGTCGATCTCATCAAAGAAAGGCTGCCATCAGCAGCAGACTTCCAAAATTTTATCCGTAAGCAAGACGGCAAGCGCAACGAGTTAATGAAGACCTTTGGCAATAAGCTAAGTGATTTCAAAGAAGCGTTTAAAGACGATAGCGCAGCAACAGAAACCTACAATACCTTAGTAGGGCTTAGCACTATCGAGGAAGTAGACCCTACTAAACCGGCTGCCCGCTATAAAAACTTTGGGTACAGCTACACAGACACCAACGGTAATGTAGTAGAAAAGGTAACGTTCCCTACGGAAGCGCAACGCGATGAGGCAGTAGAAGCCCTCGATAAGACAAACATCCTCGCCGGGGTTAGGAAACTAAACACTACCCAAGAGCGCATTACTGCGTACGAGGAAGCGCAACGGCTGTACAACAAGCTGTCACCCACACAAAAGACCGCCTACCGCGAAATGCGGGATATGTATAAACAAATTAACGCGGATATTCTCGCCGCTATTGACGACAAGTTAGACAAACTAGACATAGAAGCCGGTGTTAAAGCTACAGTTAAAGACAGAGTGTTTAGAAAGCTGCTTACCTCTGGCGTTATTGACCCCTATTTCCCACTTAATCGTCCGGGTGAATTCTGGGTTGAGTATGAGTACAAAGATAGAGACGGGCAGGTCAAGTATGGGGTTAGCTCGCACCCGAGCAAAGGTCTCCGCGAGGTAGCTATAAACGCCCTTAAAGCTCGTACGGATGTAGTGCCGGAGTCTGTTAAACCAAAACCCCGTCCGGATATGTCCTCTCAAGGGTTTAATGTCCCTACAGGATTCTTAGTTGACCTACTTGCCGAACTTAAAAAGCCGGTTACGATCGTTGAGAAAGACGCAAACGGAAACGACGTAGAGAAGCAAGTTACCCTACCTCAAGGGGCGATTGATTTTGTTGACGACGTGCTAATAAAGTCGTTACCCGAACAAAATCTAATACAGGGGCACATGGGCCGCGAAGGGTTTGCAGGCTACGAAACACAGGCTATTAAAGCTTTCGAGGATACGTACCCTACACTGGTTAACAGCCTTGCGAATCTGTCCTTTGATGCAGACTTTGCGCTTGTCGCCAATAAAATACGGGAGGAAGCTGCGGCAGGAGCTAACGCAGACGACCGTCTAGTACAAGATGTAATGAAGGCGCTCGTAGGTACTCCTGCCGAAACAAACTCCTTGCCGGGTAAACTATCTAGCTATTTAGAGTTCGTTAAAAACCCGAACCTGCCTAACTGGGCGCGTAGACTGCGCTCTTCATCGTTTATCTACACGCTAGGTTTTAACGTATCCTCTGCTGCGGTAAACATGTCTACCCTACCTATGGTCGTGGGGCCACTACTGGCCGGTAAGTTCGGTTTAGTTAACGCTACCTCGGCTATGTCTCGCGCTTCAACTATGTACTTACAATCCTTTGGCGACGTTACGCGCGAGGGCATTACAAAAGAAGGTGAGGTAGGCGATATATCTGAGCTAGGCGGGTTTAGTTACGCAAACAAAGAAGGGGGGCTGCTTGGGCCACTAATAGCGAAACTTAAAGAACTGGGTTTAGACACCCGTACTATTTCGTCAGAGAACGCAGACTACGAAAACCCTGCTGCGCCTTTACTAAACAAGATAGCCTACGTATCTAGCTTCATCTTCAACCATTCGGAACGGGCTATTCGCCAGATTACAGCGGGCAGCGCCTATATCCTAGAGATGGAGAAGAAGTACGGTAAGCCCATAGATAAACTAACCGAAGCTCAGCTCGAAGCCCACGGAGAAAAAGCCGCGCAGATAGCTATTGAGTTTATGGAGTACGCAAACAGCTCAGCATTACTCGCCACCGCTCCTCGTTGGGCGCAAAGTGGGGTGGGTAGCATCATCTACCAATTTAAGCGTTTCCCTGCCCAGATACTGTATATCCAAATGAATATGCTAAACGCCATACAGCGTCAGGCCAGAGGGGCAACCCGTACGCCAGAGCAGATAGAAGAAGACCGTGCCTTGCGTAATGCGTTTATATACATGAATGCTACCGGCGCGGCGCTAGTTGGCGCTAAAGGTGTACCCTTCTACGGCCTCGTCGCGGCTATTGCTAACATGTTTTTGGGTGAGGACGAAGACGACGTAAACACTATAGTAGCTAAAACGTTAGGTGAAGGTGCTTTTTACGGCGCAGTTGCTAAGTACTTTGGTACGGACGTAACGGATCGTGTTGCCCTAACCAACCTACTGATTCGAGACAAAGGTAACTACCGCCCAGAAAACACTATCCAATACGGGTTAGAGTCTTTCGGTGGACCTACGATAGGTATTGGCATACGACTGGGCACCAACATAGCCCGTTACTTTGATGACGACCCTAGGAACGACACGCGGGCTGTAGAAGGTATGCTACCCACTGCTATATCTAACGGCAAGAAAGCCTATCGGTACGCTACAGAGGGCTACGAGACTACGCGCGGGGATGCTATTGTCGGAGAGGTTACCGTAGGAGATGCGATCCTACAGACGATGGGCTTTGCCCCCTCTAAGTTCCGTGCTGAGCAGGACAAGCTAGCGAGAGACCGCCGCGTAACTACCGGTGTTGGCGGTATGCGTAAAGGGCTGCTAGATCGGTTTGCTTTTGCCCATAACAACGGGGACGAGGCAGGTAAAGAGCAAGTAATAGAGGACATACGAGAGTTCAACCAGAAGCACGGCAACGTGGCAATAAAAGCCGAGACCCTACGCCAGTCTATTAAAACGCGCGCTAGAGGCTCTGCGATAGCAGAACAACTCGGTGGTAACGTGGCAGACCGTAGGTTTATCCAGTCCCTACTAGAATCAAGAAGGCAGTACGGGGACAGATTGTACGAAGATGAGTAACGCGCATAAAAAAGCCCCCAACTAGTGGGGGCTAAGCTCTCTATGACTAGGGAGAATGATGAGCTACTATAGTACCAGCAAGCTCCATACAACTCCATACAACTCCATACAGTTACTAGCGGTTACGCCAGACTCTAACACCGTACCGCCCCTTATCAACACAAACTCGTTTTACTAAATCTTTATGGGCTATGCCACTGGCAGCTACTATGTCGCGCATAGCCTGTTTCGTGTTTACGCAAGGCACAAAGACCGACGTACCGACTACAAACTCGTCCCAATCTATCACTATGCGCACCCCGTCAGGGGATATATCAGTACTCTTAAACCGCATCAGCGCCTTCTGCTTGCGCTACAGGGTCTAGGTTTAGCGTGCACTCGATTACATGCGTCGTGCCTATGTCCATCTTAGTACCCTTACCCATCTTCTTTTTAGAGTACTTACCGTCCATGTGCTCAAAGATTAAACCTTTGATCTGGCTTTCAACATACTTGCGATCAGCTAGCCATTTCTTAAACGGGGGTAGACGTATAAACAGTTTCCCTACGTCCGTCTCGTGCCGCGCTACAAATCTAAAGTTAGGCATGTCCTGCATATCTGGCCTAATTATGTTTTGTAGTTCTGGGTCTCTAGCGTCCGCAGAGCTAGTAATACGTAGTATAGAGCGGGCGTTGTCCATGTAGAACTGCGAGATCAAGTCGTGTATATCCAAATCCATCTCTTTAAGATCGGCTCTTTGGCTACGTATAAGCTCAATTATCCACTTCCACAGATTGTCTAAGTCCCAGTCTATAAGACCTATTTCTTTAGCTATAACACATCCCGCATACACAGTAGCTCCCTGTGCTATCCAGAACCGTTCGTGGGCTTCGGCTCTTAATTTGACAACAAGATCGGAGCGGGTATTAAGAACGAGTTGTTTAACCGAAGCCTTGTTTCGCATAACGTGTTGCATAAATATCGGCCCTGCATGGCCGTAGTTTGCGGCTAACTGGTCGTTTAAGTCATTCGCTCGTAGCGTATCTTTGGGTCCGCTCAGTAGTTTTGTAGCGTGATAACTGACTACTCGCGCTGCTTCGCCTTTTGGCGACGACCGATACTCCCCCGCTGTGTCGGTTAAACTGCTATTGCCACTAGTGCCGCTGTTTAATGACCACGGTTCTCCCCTGTACCGCTCGGCGTTCTCGCCCTTGCCACTCATACGGTTTCTTTGCATGCCGTCACTAATGGAGTAACAGAAATCACTAGCAGGTTCGGGCTTAAAGTTAGACACCTCATCAATGTACAGAGGCAGATTTTTTACTACTTCGGCACGGTTCCAAGCCGAGTTAGCTGTGTCCTTACCGATTAACACTATTTTCTTGTGGTTGCCCCACACCGACGCGCCGCCCCACATACCTGTGGTTTTACCTATGCCTGTCTCAGGACTGTTAAGGTTATAGATACAGCCTGCTATGCCCGACATGAACTCCATCAGTGGAGAACCAAACGAAAGCCCAAACATGTATTGATGCTGTTCAAATCCCTTTTGCCCGTAAAATTTAGCTGACTCTTTCCAACTCTCTAGCGTGCCTTTCTTGCCGAACATGGACATATACTGAGCGGTGCGTGACCCTGCGGGATTGCGTTCTATACGGTTAGCGAATATTTCTTGGTCCCCAATTACAAAAGACTTCTCATCTTCCGACCAACCAAACTGCGACTTAACTTTAATCGGTGGCCCTTCGGGCTTAAGTTTAGTAATCCAAGCAGCTATGTACTCCATAAGTTCTCTCTGTGTACTGGGCATCACTAGCACGTCGTTAGCGTTCATCGTGCCGCGAAAAGTTTCGGTAGACATTAAGTCTTTCTGAGACGCTACGAACGTACGTTCGCCTTCAAAATCACTCGTATGGCCTATCTCGTAGCACGGGCCGTCTATGTCTATCATCCGCTTCTTCACATACAAGTTGTCAGGACATAGGACTTTTTCTTCGCGGTTACCGTCTTTGTCGTGCGATATTCTTGCTACCCCACCGCCTTCTGGGCGTGCATACCCCGGCGGGTACTCGGGTATCTTAATCTTTTCTAGTACAGATTCTTTCTTAGGTTTGCTTGGCGGTATATCACCGTTGTCGGCATTACTAGGTGCGCTAACAACTTCTTCTGCGCGCTCAGCGTGAGCTTCTTCTGGTTCGTCGTAGCCGCGTACTTCTACTTCACTACTTTCGGCTAGCTTAAGTTCTCGGCATAGCGTGATAGGGCTTTTTATCTTGCCGTTGTTTGGGCATCCTTCACATAGGCCGGGACAGTCATTGTCGAAAGTAGTGCATAGGTGCGGGTAGTCAATAGACGCCGCTATCTTTTCAGTTTCATCAGGGCTGTACTCGCTGTACCCCTTTGATATTAAATGTATTGCCGGTTGCTTTACCACACCGTCTGTGTCGCACCGCTTCGCTATAGAAAGGGCATGAGTCCACTCTGGGTAGGTAAGCTCGTCTGCTTTACGTACAGCCTTTTCTATATGCGCACAGCCTTTACCTTGGGCCGTCTTCGTTAGTATGTTAGCAAACTTGTAGGTGTACTTGTTCTCCCCGCCTTTTGCGTTAGCCATGTCCGCAATATCTGCGTTTGTATAGTCTCTCGGGGAGAGTACTGGTATCAAAGTTGTAGGCAACTTAGCCGCAAACTCTTGTAAAACTACCGACTTACCTAAAACAATTATATTGGTGTCTTTTGGTGGAGAATCTTTAAAGTTACGTGTATTAGGTACGCGCAGTAGCCTAGCTGCATCCGCAGTTACAACGGCGTCAATATGCAACCCGTCCTGTAAACACGTAGCCTTTAAGCCTCTAGCAACAGGTAACCACTCTTCGCGCGTGTAAGATTTATCTAGCGACCAGTACACATGTAGTCCACGCCCTGAGTTCACCACAGTAGGACGAGATATGTCGTACTTCTTGTACCAAGTTTTTAATGCAATAAGTGCATCTTGTTGCGTGCTGTAAGGCTTACCTTTGCCACAATCTAAATCGAGAAACAGTGCCTTTAGTCCGCGCACGTTTTGCGCAGTACGGCCCTCATTTGCATCTAAGAACACACCTAATGCAAAGTAAGAATCGCGCCCCTCTTCGTCAAAATTATTTGCAGTCTCAATAGCAGCGTCTAACGAATCGTAGAACTTTTCTTTTATAGGTTTGTTCTTTGCGATTCCCGCTACGTGGTAAAATCCCTCATCACTCAACACCGTACTTAAGAACTGTTTGGTGTCCGTCATCATTATTTAATCCAAATCAAAGAGAGTTACAGGTGCCCGAAGGCACCCGCTTATTATTAGTCATCAAACTCATCTAGCAAAGAAGCTAGGTCAACATCGGGTTTGGGGGCATCTTGTTTCTTTTTAGAAACTTTAACTTTAGGTTCTTCGACAACCTCTTCTTCTACAGGCTTTGCATCGGTGTCGAACACGGCATCGAGATTTTCTGTGCTAGCGGCAAAGCCGCTTTGGGTAAACCCTTCTTGAGTTTCAAAAGGCGAAGCCGCAGAGTACTCTTTGTACTTTATAACTTGTATCGCACGCAAGCGTAAAGATACACCATTACCCATACTTCCGTTATAAGAAACTAATTCCACAAACACATTTACAGTGCTGCCTGAAGTAAGCTGGAACTCGCTATCTAACGGAGTATTGTTAGCGTCGTAATGCTTAGGTGGGTTTGTTGGTCTGCCATCGAACGAAGCAGGTAACTTAGCTTTACCCACAAACATTTTTTCGTCAGTCTTTGTAAAGGGCATTGTTAGCGCGGGCCATGAGTCTTCTTTGCTTTCGTCATAAGCTTCAGACATAGCGGTAAAAAGATCTTTAGCTTGAGCCGATGTCATTTTAAAATTGACTTGGTACGTAGCTCCTTGGGCAGTAGCCAAGCATGGAACGCTTGCTCCCTGTTTGTTTTTCCCACCCTGCCGATCAAAATGATAGGGCTGATCTAGCTTTGGGTAAAGGGCTTCCACATTGTTTAACATGTAAGTTGGTTTAGACATATCTGCACTCTCTTTAAGGTTTTTAAAATAGCATTAGCCGATAAAGGCTAAGTTATGGTTCAGGTACTACGGTTACTACAAACTTCTTACGTACACCCCATCGCCTTTTACGGTACTAAATACGTTGTCCATGCTAGGGCCATCGTCTACGTAGGGCTTTGGGCTAAAAGTAATCAATCTTTTAGTCTTGGGGTCTTTCTGTACATCTTTCACTACTCCAGTTTCGGCGTCAGTTAACACTCGGGAAGGTCTAAAGCACAGCTTAGGCGTACTGCTATCTTTATCGAAACTTAATTCTGTCAGGATCATGGACAGTAACGCGCCTTGATCTTCAATTAGCTTCGCGTACGTCTGTAGGCCCTTCTTTTTATTATCTTTAGCGAACACACTTGTTGCAGGTAAAGATAGTTGGCAAACTTGGTTGGGCTGTAGAACCCCATCTTTATTAGCTAGCATTACAGCAAGACGTTGCTGATACCTACACGCTTTGGAAGAACCGTTACCCGAACCCCTAATATCTTGGGGGCAATTTAAGCACGCAGACGCCTGTCTACTATCTACTGGCACTTGTATAGCGGGGCGGCCCCCTCCTGCATCCGTAGACCAACACGTAGGTGCTTTACTCTGCCCGTCCGTATAAGCTTCTGAGTAATACATACGTGATAAAGGCGCAGCTTTTAGGATAACAATTTTAAGAGGGTCGTCTCCTAGCTCTACTGTTGCCTCCCCCGTCACACGAAACAAACTTTCACGAATACTCAAACGCAGTATTGTAGACGTTTCTTCTGGATCGAGAACTGCAACATCTGCCGTAGGCTCAATAACTTTAGGCGCAATAACTTCGGGCTTAAGTTCAGCAAGTAAGGCTTCAAAGGGGTCTACGTCACCCGAGCTATCGGTCATACGTCTTCGTCCTCGTCGAACGCTAGCTCTAGCTGTTCTGTAATTTGCCCAGAACTTTCTTCGGGGGCTTCTTGTTTTAACGCTTCAACTACAGCCGGAATACTAAAGCGGTAGGTGTAGCCCACTTTTATGTAGGTATTTTTTGGTATCAAACCCTTGTTTACCCACTGTCGAATCGTGCTCACCTTTACAGAAAGATGTTCTGCAACTTCTTCCACGGGGACGTAATTTTCTAAGCCAGTCATTTTTTTCTCCGTACGGTTATGGTGTACTCGTTGTCTGCGTTTAATCCGGGGGGATGTAGGTCAGGGTTTTCTTCAAGAAACTGCCGCATATTACCTTGGCTAATTCGTTTCTCCAGTAGGTCTACCACTTCGTTTTCTACGATAAACTTATTCATGGCTTCCCAATCGCTAGTCCAAAAACGTTTCTTCTGGGTGCGCCAGAACGTACCAGAAGCGGTCTTAACAGATTCGATTCCAGTAGCCTTGCAATGTTCTAGTAACGCCGCCTTAAGTGTATCTAATTTAGCGTTAAGCTCTTTTTCTCTGGCAGTAAATTCAGTAGCTAACTCTGCCTTCTTGTCTCGAATCTTTACGTACACCGAAACGAGGCGGTCAAGGTCCGTCACAACAGCGTCTGTCATGTCATCATACTCCATCTATAGTTATGTTTTATGTAATATAGTGCAGTTTAGCTTATAGTTCAAGTATATCTTGATATAAATCTATCATTTTTGTATGTACGTTAATCCGTTGGTCTAGCATCTTATATATGTGTCTCTCTACCTTAGAGCCTTCTAACTGAACTACTGTACACGGGTGCTTTTGCCCCGATCTGTGTACGCGCGCGTTAGCTTGGGCGTAAGTTTCTAGCGAAGAGGTTGGCCCCCACCATACGATTGTATTCGCCGCAGTAAGTGTCACGCCATGCGCAGCAGCTTGCGGTTGTATAATAAGTACTCGGGGGTCGTTAGTTTCTTGGAACTCTTTAAAGATAGCAGTACGTTTGTTGGCGCTTACCTCACCGGATACAACAGCAGTTGTAATGCCATCTTTGGCTAATTTCTCTTTGAGGATACCAATGACGTGTTTGAATGGCACAAAGATAAGTACCTTCTGGCTCGACTCGTCTATTACTTCACGTAGAACTTTGTATCGGTTCTTAACATCAAACTCTATTGTCTCGCCAGTATCCGTATAGACCGCGCCACATGATATCTGTAACAGCTTGTTCATGTTGACCGCTGCGTTAGCCGCAGTTATTTGTTCCCCATCCGCAATAGCCATCATTTGTTTGCGCAAGAGGTCGTAGTATTTCTTCTGTTGTGCGGTTAATGCCACTTCGCGTTTAACATAGGTCATGTCTGGCAGGTCAAGACACTGTTCTTTAGTGAAACGTATTGCAGGTTGCAGCGCGTTGTACACCGTATCAGTAGCGGTCGGCTTAGGTGCCCACTTAAACTGCGTCACCTTGTGCATTACCATCTCGCGGAAAGCTCCAAAGAACCTAGGCACCCCTTTAGGGTTAACAAGTTTGGCTAGCCCATACGCATCCACGGGTGACTGTGCGGCAGGAGTACCGGTCATCAACCATAACCACGTCTCTGGTTTTAACACACTAGCTAGCACCTTCCATCGTTTAGACTGTGCGTTCTTGTAGTGGGTTGCCTCGTCCACAATAATAAGATCAAACCCGCCTTCAGCTACTTCGTCTCGTACTATCTCTACACCGTCGTAGTTAATGATGACGAACTCAGCATCACCGTTGATTATCTCACGACGTTTATTTTTACTCCCATGTGCGATATCCACTGTGCGGTGCATAGCAAAGTTAAACAAGTCCGCACGCCACGCAGAGTCCATAATGGACAAGGGACATATAATCAAGACACGTTTCACTAACTTCTGTGTCATTAAGAAATCGGCAGCCCAGATAGCAGAAGCTGTTTTACCTGTACCTTGCTCGTTAAAGCAAAAGGCTCGGCGGTTCATAGTCATAAAAGACGCGGTAGTTTTTTGATGCTCAAAAGGTTTATACCGACCGGGCCAGTCGTACATACCCATAATAGGTGAGGGCACGTCCTTTACGTTTAGGTTCCTAAGTACGCGCGCCTCGTCTACACCCCACTTAACTAGCACTTCGGTGTCGCTTATAGTCTTACTTGTCGGTATTGCTGTTGTGATTTTAGCGGGGTTGCGAAGCCGCAGGAGCAAGCCCCGTCCGTCTATTATTCTCATCATTCTCGCCTGTAGTTACTTCTTCTAGGATGTTTTCTTTTTCTTTTTATAGTTTCGAGCGCGGTTCTTACTGCGGCTCTCTACAGTCACGCCGTCCTTGTTACTACCACCTTTGCTTAGAGCTTTCTTGTGGCTAACGTCTTTGCCTTCGCGTTTGTCGGCTTTGCCGTTCTTGTTAGCGTCCTTACCTTCTTTATCCATCTTACGTCGAGCGCGTTGGCGTTCCATACGAGCCTTAAACTCAGGGCTATCGACGGGTTTGTTCTTCTGCTTAGGTCTATCTTTTGGATTCTTGTACGGCATCGTGTCACCTCTTACCGTTATGTGGGCACTCTAGTACCACGCACCATGCGCGGCAAAGCCCTGTGGGTTTAGCATTCCAAGTATCTACCTCAAACGCTTTCTCTAGCTTACCGTACTCGCCAAGCCACTTCTTCCATAAGTCCGGTTCGTTCTCTATGGTGTACGTCTCTTTGATAAACGCGTTACACACCACGAATAGCAGACCACTCTTTACTACCTTTACTTCTGGGAAGTGCTTAAACGTAGCTAACGCCATCAACTCAAGCTGTCCCTTGTCCGCATACTTCGCAGACTTACCGGTCTTGTAGTCGAATATCTTAGCTACACCGGCTTCTCTATCTAATATCGTAAGGTCGGAAACGCCCCTAAACCATACGTTGTCATCAAAGAATCCGCATGGCTCAAGGTTCTCGGTCAGCCCCATCTTAAACTCGCAGAGCTTCTCGCCTTTCATGTTTTTAAGTTTGTCTAGCGCAGTTAGCGCGTAGTCAAACCTTGGGTCTAACTCTTTGACATCACCTCGTACGTAGTGCTCAGCAGCTTCGTGAAACTCGTTACCGTACAGTATGGCTTCGGTGTTAAAGTCTTCTTTGTAATCCTTCAGTACTTTGGTGTGGTAATACTTCTTGGGGCATTGGTCGAACGTCTTTATGCTGCTAAATGACCATGTGGGTTTACCCATGCGGTACATTCTCCATAGTTTTTTCCGATCTCCACGTCACCACGCACCGGAAGGCCCTGTGCCCAATCGGGGGTGTGTCGCATACATGAGTCAACATAGGCCGCAGCTTCGTCAACTTCGCTATCTGAAACACAGCATACCACAGAGTCATGGACAGTAAGAAGTATGGGATACTTCTTTGAAATCATTAGCATTTGATCCGACATTACACAACGGGCGATGCCTTGGCAGACGTTCTCTATAACCTTACCGCCGTAAATGTTTACCCTACCCCTGCGCGTCTTGTATGAAAACTGTAAGCCCATCTCCCCTTCTTCGGCCTTCAAGTCTTCGTACCGCATGATGAGTCCAGAGGGCAGGCGCATACCATTAACTTCTGGTAACACCTTTAACACCCCGGCCTTACCTACACCATACCGTTCACCTTGGTACATGCCCATTAGACCGTTCTGTGCGTCACGCCACAACTGAGAGATACTAGCGTTAGCACTACGGTAGACACGTATGATGCGCTTACATTCTTCTTCCTCTACCTCGACGCCCATACCCTTTAGCTGATCGCGGAACTTAACCGCACCCATGCCATAACCCGCGCCTAGGATCGTGGTCTTGCCAATGAACCGTTGCGAGCCGTCTATCTCGTCTACCTTCTTGTTATAGATGGTAGCTGCCATCTTTTTGTATACGTCTTCACCGTTCTCAAACGATCTAACTAGGTCAGCTTGTCCTGCTAACCAAGCTAAGACGCGGGCCTCTATCTGCGCAGAGTCAGCTTCGATCAAGGTGTAGCCTTCAGGGGCGCAAATACATGATTTCAATACCTTGGCATTTGGTCCGCGTGAGGGTAAGTTCTGTAGGTTTATCTTGTCGGAACCGCCCCACCTGCCTGTATGCGCAGCGTAGTACCGAATCGGTACGGGCATAGTCCCGCGTATCCCTATACCAATGAACCGCTCAGTGCGTGTCTCTTCTAGTGTACTCTTCAAACCTATTCGTGCAGCTACTAGGGCTTGCACTCGCGCATCGTCGTGTTCCTGTAGTGCCTTAAACGCCTCGTCACTCTTGGCAAAAGCAAACGCTTCCTTGCCTGTACGTAAACTCGTTTTCATTGGTGGCACAACGCCCAGCGACTCAAGTGCTTTAGCAAACTTGGGATTGGACATTAATTCTTCTTTCTCTATGCCGCACTCCTCTAATAGCTTTTCTTTCTGTTCTTTCAGCGTATCTAAGTGGTCTTCTAGCCTACCTACATCTAACTCCAAAGCGGGGTCGATGAACATGCGCAGCGTCATGTCTATTACTTTTAGTTCTTTCTTCGGGAATACTTTTAAGAATATCTCGAATAACTGATAGGTAAGCTCAACGTCTTGTATGCAGTAGTCGCCGTAACGCTCTAGTTCTTCGTCAGTAAAGTCGGCGCGGTTCTTACCGAGGGCAAGTATTACTTCGTTGCCTTTCTCACCGATCTCATACATGTCGGCCAAGTACTTAAGCGAGCCACCAACTTCCGTACCGTGGAGTGCGCGCGCCATACATAACGTATCAAGATATAGCTTAGGGTGAATATCAAACAGCCAACTAAGAATAGAGCCATCAAACAAAGTATTATGGGCAAGAACAGCAGAACCTTCCCAATCGTAATTAGCGTGTAAGTATTTTTTAACCGCATCGAATGACCCGCTTATCCAATCTGTTTCACCGTTGTTTACCTTGACTGCTAGTCCTATAACCTCGAACTCAGAACTGCGTACGTAATGTTCGGTCGTTAACTTAGTTAGAGAAAACGTCTTGTCGTAGTACGTCTCGAAGTCTACTGTTATTATATTCACTTTATGTTAACCCCATCTTTATACTCGTCTCTATACCCAAACCAAAAACCAGCGATTAGGTTTAATGCGTCCACATGCTTTTGGATAGCAACTTTATCTTCCTCAGCGTCAGTAGAGAAAAAGTTTTGCGGCTTCCCGTTTTTTGCATCTTCTAGCATTGTTTCTGTGCTTTCGAGGAGGCTAATTAAGGAGTATTTAGCGGCGGCATGGCATTGTTCATCGTCAAGGCAAACACGTTGCACCGTGTAAATTTGCCCTTCGGCTACCTCTACGTGCATACCGGGAGCTAACCCATTATGCTCTCCCGAAAACTGCCTATCTAAATTTAGTATTTCTACGTCCATTACAATAACCCCTTATCTTTTAGAATTTCATAGTTCGCTGCGTGTGCGTCTTCTATTTCTTGTTTGCTTTGCCCGTGGTACGCAACAGCGAGGTGTTCTGTAACTAGGGCAGCGTTGATTGAAGTTCTGGCTGATATAAATATTACTCCCAAGAATCTTCCAAACTTACCTTTCTCTTTGGTCTGGAGTTTGTAGGTTCCTCCGACGTGCAGTACGTCTTCGACAAATTTCTTTGCCAAGAGTCCGGCCACTTTTTCTTCAGCATCTCGTGTGCGGCATTCTGGAGTATCAACACCAAACAAACGTATGCGCTCAGCACAACGCCAAGTACCAAACCCAAGGTCAACATCCACGTCGATAGTGTCGCCATCAACCACTCTCCTTATTGTGCATTCGTATTCGTACATTTATGTTTCCTTTTTTGTAGGGCGCATCGCACCTACATCTCGATTGGTTGGGTCGGTTAACGAATCGTTTCGCCCACCGTCGAACCGTTTCTTCGGGCCTTCGGTTAAAGTAAACGCACGATCAGGGCATATAGTTATCGTACCCCCTTTGGCTAGATATTTTTTAATATCCCGCGCTATCTTCTCTTGCTGTCTTTCTTTTTCGTTTAATGTGGGCCGATCTATCTTGGTTGTAGTCACTAATTAATACCTGTGTAAAAAATATGTTTGTTAATCTTAGTGGTTATCTCGCCGTTGAATGCCCACTGTGGGAACACTTTTGTACTATGGTAGTGAGTCGCGCCTTCTGTAATATCAGGTACGAACCCACTTAAGTGCGCAATGTATAGCGAGTTAAACCAAGCCTGTTTGTTCTTCGGGTCATCCGACTTGCCATCACAGTAAAAGCTAAATTGGCATTTGTTTCTTACAGGGTTGCCTTGCCAATAGTACCCCTGTTTAACCACGTCACACGCATTGTCTGGGTAACGTGGGTCTTCAATTCTGTTTCGTATTACTTGAGCCACTGCAACTTGTCCTGCGCCGGGTTCGCCCCGCGCCTCAAAGTATACGGCGATTGCTATGCACATAAGCGCGGGGGTAATCATCCGAAAAACTCTTGAGTTTCTAAACAACGTATTGTTTGCGTCGCGCGCATACGTGTTTCATTATCGAACTCATTCCACAATGCTCTAAGTTTTCTAATACTTTCTTGATTAGCCTCTCTTTCTTTAGCCGAAAGAAGAGACTTTTTTACACCATAGCTATTTTCTACAAACATTATTTACGCCCCTTGTAACCAACTTCAATGTTGAGGTGATATTTTTGCACTCGGTGTTTAGGCATGACTTTAAACCACTCGCCCTTGCGCCTAATAATATACACTTTCTGTTCGTTTTCGGCGCACCATTGAGCCTCTTCTAGCGCGTCTTCAAGCTTATCAAACATAATCATTAGTGAAGTACGACCTCTTCTGTTATCTCATACAAATAGTTAATGGTGTCTTCGTTAACCGAAAACATTTCTGCGCCGTTGTTGGTATGGAACTTCAGTGCGCTATCTGATTTAGGTGACATCGTTACCACTGAGTCTATTTTCGGAAAAGATAGGGCTACAAATTCTATTAGCGAGCTAATCAACCGCCTTCCTGCACCTTTCTTATAAGACCAGATAGAGTACGGGCAAGCAAGAGTAGGGTCGGCATGCGTCACATCTTCACCGTCTTCAGTTTCCATAAAGAACTCACCGCTAGCTAACATAAGCAAGTCGTCTTCTTCGGTAACTACGAACGCCGTTAACACTACACATACTACAGCTTGCACATCCCCGCTATCTTCATCTACTTCAGCGAACACTCGAAAGGGGCCGTGAAACCTAGTCTCGTCTGCATCAAATAAGTTAGGTCGCACGGGATCATCTTTAATTAGATGTAGGTGGTTTTCTACGTTGCACTCAATCAGCATCTTCAAACTCCTTAAGAATAGCTTCTAGCTTCTCCACCGCTTCCGTTGCACGTTGTAGCATAGCCATAAGCTCTTCGGCATCAGTGCCATCCACTTCAATTATTATTTTCATTCTACCTCGTGCAGCTCGATCAACAGATCGATGCAATGCTTAGCCTTGAGTAAGTCAGCTAGTGGATGGCCCTTTAACTTCCATCTGGAAATGTACTTAACCACATTACCTTCTAGTAGCGACAAGCCGTTCTTCTCTGCGTACTCGGCAGGTTGGATTAGCATGTTCTTGTAATGATTACCGCCAGTCTGCCTGCTTAAGGCGCTAGTCGTTTCGCCCATCCCTTCCGTTGTAGGGGTCTTGCTTTCGTTCTTCGTCACTCTCGGTACGTTTGCTGTTATCATTCTCTTGCTCCTTCTGTTTTTGTTTCTTAAAGATTTTTGCCCAGTTCTCTCCGAACTCTTGTATAGGCACAAAGTGGGGTCTGCGTTTGCTTCCTTTACCATTCATTTGTTTCCCTCTCTTAATTGTTTAAGTTCCGCTGCTATTTCTAACTGGCGAGCAAACAATTTAAGCATGGCTTTGATTTCTGCTTCAGTCATTTGTTTTCCTAAGATACTGGGATCTGGTATCAGTCTTCTTGATCTGCTAAGTACTCAGCACGATCACGCGCTAGCTCAGCAGGGTCAATGTAGTCTTCGTCTTGCTCGTCTTGCCATCTATCTAAGTCTGCGTCCATCGTCTTTATCCTTAGTTAATTTATGGTGCGTGTCCCACTAACAAGTATCCCCACCTATTCAGTTCAACTTGTTAGCTTCGCACGGCTAACCTTAGCGCGGTTTCTTCGGCAACGCATCACGTAGGAGACACAAGCTAAATCGAAGAAAGCTAGATGCCGTGGACGTGATCGTTAACTGAGGGTGTTTTTCTGAATATGCCCACCGCCCACTGGGACATTGAGTAAGGGAAACCAAGTAAACCCTTACCCCACACTACCTTTCTTTGTTGTACTTTAGGTATCGGTTTAATACATACCCGACAACTTGTCCACTGCTCAAGTCCTCAAATCCAGACTCCGCGAGCACCACTTTTTGGGCGAGGCTTAGCAGTTCACGTTTGATGGGAATGTGGATTTTCTTTGCGTCTTCGAGGGGAACGCATACCGGTACGGTTTGTATAGGTTCAGGCTTAGGTTCAGGCTTAGGTTCAGGCTTAGGTTCGTCTGCCCACGCGTCTATCATTTTCTTTACCTCACTTTTTTCTTGCCTAGCCTTTCTTGCTTCTTGCAGTACTTTAACTTGTTTTTCTACTTCGGCTTCGTGCCCCTTAGTTAGTTCACGCGCATCTTCCACAGGCATAGCGCACGCTTGGGTGTACGCGTCTTTATAGTCTGCGTCGTTTTCAGTCGTGATAAGAGCTATTATATGTGCCATAGCCCTTTTGTCGTCGTTCCACGCCTTGTTGCCCGCAAGCCTATTCGCTCTTGCTTGTGGCGACTCCCCCTTCTTGCGCCTGTTAGGCTTGTTCTTGTTCTTGTGGTAGCTAAGTGAAGACTTCGTGTTGTGTAACTCTTTCTCTAACTCTTCTCTTGTCTTACTCATCATCATCATTCTCCAAGTTTTTATAGGAATTTTCTAAACATTATGGCTACGGCATCGACGTTATCTTCGTTGATTACCCATGCTTCACCTCGTGCGTTACGTATGGCGTTTAGTTCTCTGTCCTGTAATGCAGTCGTGGTGTTCTTACCTGCCTTACATTCTATTGCCCAGAACTTGCCGTTGAAGCAGCCTACAATGTCGGGCACGCCACTACGCCCGAAACCACCTGTTGCAGGAAAGAAATAATATACAGAATCTCCGAACAACTTCAACTGTTTTACTATAGCGTTTTTAACTTTCTTCTCTGGTGTTATCGCCATCATCATCTCCTTCGTAAAATATCCAGTAAACGTATTTGTCTATCCTCCTACCGATCTTATTGACGAACTCGGTAGGTGGTTCGTACGACATGGTGCACAGTACAGCAACACGTCGCGTTACCCAGTCGGGCAGCTCTACTATTGGAACGACTGTCTCTCCCTCGAACTCAGCGCATGCGTGTATGGGTATACCAAAACACTGCACCCTAGCTGTATCCCCAATGAATTCGACTCGGTAGGTATACTTGTCTGGTGACAGTGGTGCGTTAGTATCCGACAAGGGCTTCTACCTCCGTCATTGTTTCGGGCGAGACGTAGACACACATAGCGTCTTCAACAAAGTCAAGATCGCTCGCGTCTCTGTGCACGCAGCCAATACTAGTCAGCACCTTTATGTCATACGAATACCCCAACGGCTCCATCGCATCTATACCTGTAGCTTGCAGCACAGACAGCTTAGCCAGAACTTCTTGGGGTAAATTGTTTACATCGTCTACGTGCTTGACGCGCTGCATCTCACCTGCGGTCGTGTCTCTGTAGTGAAAGAACACCTTGTCTACGTCCTTCAGCTTGTATATAGAAAGAGTCTGTAGTCCATCGCACGCAGCAATAGAGTCACCTAAGTCCCGCTTACTCTCTAGGTACTTGTTAGTGCAGTCCTCAACTTGATGGCGTATGTCGGCACGTACTGGGCGTTGTTCCATAGTAGCTAAGGAGTATTCGAGCAGCGCCTCATTGCTTACGGAGCTTCTCATTGCGTTGAACACTCGAGACTGGAGTTCGTTTAACGTCTCTTGGGCTTGCTTAAGACCTCGACCAAAGGGGTCTACAGTTCTCTGCATGATTTTCTCTAACACACGCTCGCCTGTCACGCTTTCGGTATCTTTGACTAGCTTAGTCGCGCGGGCTAGGGTCTTAGTTAGGCTAGTGAAACTTCTATCAATGTAGGCTATGCCGTACCTATCCAAGTCGGCGTAGGGTAGTTCGCGTGCGCGGTGGGTGCTTACAGTCATAACTATGTAGGCATCCTTGTCCCACGATACCTTGGCATCGAAGCACATACTCTGGGGGCTAAGGCGTATGGCTAACGCATCGTCTGCGGTGTGTCTGAACTTAGCGAATGGGTGAGACTTCTTAACACGTTTCTGTAACGCGGCTAACTCCGTTGCCATTCGTGGAGAGTAGTTGTCTACCTCCATCTCGCGGTTAAGTGATGCGTCAAATCCGAATGTTTTTTCTATGCGGTTTCTCATGGTGTAGCTCCTGTTAGTTATAGGTTGATGTGTAAGGTCTTGCCGATTGTGGGTCGGGCACTCTTGTTATCTAGGATTCCCCACAGTAGCGGCGTGCTCCATGCACCCCAATGCCCACCTAGATAGCCATCAGTCAGCACGATCACTGCCTGTGCGTTGATGTTCTTCTCTTGTATGTAGTCAGGCACACACTGCACCATCGTACCCCCACCACCTGCGGGCTTGGTTGTTTGTGTAAGCTGTTCGAGTGGCGTACCTGTAGCACCGTATACTTCCTCGCTGCACACCTTGGTATCCCAGTACAGTATGCGAACGGATTCGGGCTTGACCATATCGCAGACACCCTTGATCTCACTCAGGCACTTGGTTAACTCGTGCTGTCCAATACTTCCCGACGTGTCGATGGCAATGACTAGCTCGCCCACTCGCTCGGTAATACCACTAGGTCGAAGTATGCCCATCGCTAGATGTCGTCGACTAGGCTGTCTCCACGTGCTGTCGTCGTTACCTCGACACGTTTCTGTAATGAACTCACGCAGCACCTCGCGCCAGTTAACCTCGGGCTGTAGTAGTTGGTCGATAGCTCGGTTGCCTCCACTACCTACCTTACCTGCGGTCAGCGCACCTTGGCGTATAGCTTCGTCGATGTCTCGTGCTAGCCCACGCCGTTCGTCTTCGTCCATTTCCTGTGCACCTTCCCAGTCGTGCTCGTCTAGCCCACCACCTGCACCTGCCCCGCTGCCACTACCTTCACCTTCACCTTCGTCACCTTCCCCACCACCACCGTTCTCTTCCTGTTCTTGTTTCAGTATCTTGTAGACCTGCGCTGTGTCCATGTTGCGGAACTTCTCATCGAGTAAGCCTATCGCGTTACCCTCAGCATCCTTGGGCATCACCGCAAACATGTCACGGTTCTCGTCAGCGATCATCAGGTTAATCACGTAGTCACACGCCATGTTGGCTAGCTGCGCATCGTCCTTGTACAAGTGATCCCACGTAGTCAGGTGCTTGAACAGCTTGTGGTATGTCTCGTGTAGTATCAGGAACCGAAACTCTGAGTCTGCCAGTCCATCGACAAACGCACGTCCATAGTAGTCATCACGTCCGTTAGTGTAGGCAGTAGGGCAGTCGTCCTTGATACCCTTCTCACCGATCATTAGTACACCTGCGAGCGCCACGTACTTCGGGTTGCCCATGATCTGCGTGATGTTTTTAGATAGCCGCTGTTCGGCTGATAGTTGTGTGTTGATTGCTAGCATGATTCGTTCTCCTCGTATTCTTGTGTTGGGAATGACACGACGATATACCCTTCCCCTTCGTCGTTTACTTCCCACTTGTGGGTCGGGCACGTTTCTAACCACTCAAAAAACTCTTGCCTATCCATACCTCACCCCCTTATTTGTCAGCACTGAACATGTAGTTGTTAGCCATGCACCAGTCTTGGAACCCCTTGTTCTGCACCACGTAGTCACGTCGGCTGTACTTGGGGGCACGCACTCCGTTAACGAACAAGCCCTGTGCTTCCTTGGGTAACCTGTTCATGTAAGTCAGCCAAGGGTCTACCCACTTACGTTCGATAGTTGCCAGTGCTCGATACACCACCATACACATAGCCGCAGGGCTGTCAGGTACAGGCGCATTCATCGGGTCGGTCTCTATCTGTTCGCGGGTTGGTAGCTTGTCAGCTAGGGATATAAAGGCAGCTAGGTCTAGCGCAGCACGGTCACCAATCGTACCAATCAAGGCAGCGGATAGCTGTGTGTCGTCCAACAAGTGGCGCATTTTGAGTATGTCACTAGCCCTGTGCAGTGAGCGTGGGGTAGTAAAGGCAACACGGTTGGCGCGTGGGTGAGGTATGTAAGGGTTCTCCTCGGGGTTCTCGTACTGCTCGAAGCTGTGGAATAGCTCGGGCTTCTCTTTACAGAAACCAAGTAGTGCAGGGTCGAGGTTGTTGTTGATGCCAAAGTCCTCGATGAACTCCATGTTGTCAGGGTTACGCATGGTCACTACGGTGATGCGATTGCGGGTGTGTGCAGGTAGTAGGTCGCCTAACCCTTCGGAGCCTAGGTTAGTAGTAGCGAACACAATACTGTCAGGGTGTAACTCATACCCGCTGTGCTTACGTTCGAGCATGATGCGGTTACAGGCTAGGATCACTGAGCGGTTACACTTACCGATCTCGTCTAGCATTAGAATAATGGGTTGGTCTGGCAGGTGTAGCCCAAGGTCTTCGAGCGGCACGGTCTTAAAGGTCTTACCGTCCTCGGAATACTTGACCATAAACATGTCGGCTGAATCGACCATCGTTGTACAGTCTAGGTAAACAGGTTTGTGGTTTGGAAAACGGTCAGCGAGGATGTTAATGATCGAGGACTTGCCTGTCCCCATGTTTCCTTGCACCACTACCGTTATGTCCCGCCCGATGGTGCCGATCAGGTCGGCTGTTTGGTTGATGCCCAGTGCGTACATTGCTTGTGCTGTGTTTGCGTTATTCATTGTGTTGCTCCGTTGTTGTGGACAATTGTCCACAGGGTTGGTTGGGGTCGTGCTGTTTGTTGCTGTTACGGTGTCTATTATAAGGTTCTGTTATGTTATGTCAATAGTACACCCACCCGCTAGAAGCCTAGCGAGGGGAGGTTTTTGATGATCGAGTCTACGTCGCGCTTGGTATTGGCTCGCAGCGTAGGGTCTCGGCGCAGTCCATCAGGCGTTACACCTGTCAGCGTTGCACGCAGTTGTTTCTGTACACTAGTGATGTGCGGGTCGTTAGTCAGATTGCATGTGCGCAGCAGGTCTACAATAGCCGTCACGTTATCGACTAGCGTATCTCTGAATCCCGTGGCCTTCTCGCCCTCGTGGTAGTCCAGCATCTTACTCATGTTCACTAGGGGGGCGGTCAAGCGTTCCATCACGTCACCCATCGCAGCTCTAACCCTGTCTTGTAGCAACGTGGTGTATGTATCTGCCATTTCCTGTGCAGCTTGGTTACCTATATCCACTCGGAAATCACCCGCATCGGGTATCGGCTCATAGGACACAGCCATACGGAACTTACGGCGTAGCTCTTCGACTGTCGGGTAGTCCGACTCATTGAACATATCCCCCACGTGGTTTAGCTGCGCACTGGCTACCCTACTTGGATACACCCGCAAAAAGTCTTCCCATAACAGGTCTGCCTCGACAAAGAACGCCTCCACCGTATTCTTGTAGTCGATCAGCTTCTCATTGGGCAGCAGCCTTGGACCTCGATCTGTCCACGCTACAGTGTTCTCTATGTGGTAACTGTATATCTGCCCACTAAGCGTATGCAGTGCATCTAGCACGCTACAGTTAAGTAGTTTCTTCTGGAATTTACCCGCGCTTTTGCTCGCGTGTTTAGCGGAAGTTACCTCTGCGGTAACTTGTTTGTCTATCTTGGTCATCTTGGGTACAGACCTAGACAGACTCACTAGCACTGCGCTGCTAGATATCGAGGGCACAGGCGCAGGGGTTAAGGGTTCAGCGTACGCTTGGTACACGCGGTCTTGGTAGTTTGTTTCTGATACTTGGTTCATGGTCGTGCTCCTTAGTTATATTCAGCAAGTAAGTCTTGCAGGGTTACGTTTACGATCTTGGTTAGCGCAGTATTCAGCGCAGGGTTTGGTGTAGCGTATGTAGGCATAAGCAGCTCGCCGTCTTCAACCAATTCTGGTTCGCCTACAAAATCTACCCAGTCAATGGTTTGCGCATCGTTAGAATCTTTCATGGTCGGTCACCCTCCACAGGTAGTTGAACAAGTTTATGTGCGCAGCGCATGGCTCACAGAAGTCGTTGCCCTTGGTTGCAC